ACGTCTGGGCATGCTGTCGCCTGAAGCTGCTGGCCGGTGGGATGGCAAGTACCTGCCACGTTTCTATGAGCAGAAGCTCGGTGATGAAATCAAAGCTTGGAGCAAAGCGGCCAAGGGTTTACTCGGTCGTCAGAAAACCATGCAAGGTATTGGCGGTTCCAGCTTGAAGTCTCGCGGGATGTGGGGCGCTATCCCTGTGTCGGAGATACCTGACTGGGAAGCCGAAGGTTGGGAAGTTAGGGATGATAACTTTGATCCGGCAACCGATACCGAGGTCATGATCTGGCGTGACTACACACGCAAAGAACGTGACGACATGGGCGAGATTAGGGACGCCATGTTCCGCTTTGTCATGGGATACAACAAATCCCAGCGCGACATCGCCCTTGGCCGCCTGTACGAATCCCTGTCTATCAATTACGCCAGCAAGAAAGAGAAGCCCGGCTACGTCAAGGTACCCGACACCAAGGTCCAAGACACCATGGCCCGTCGTTACGGCAAGCTGGCCGGTATGTGGGTGCCGGCTGAAGTGATGGATCATCTGTCAGCGTTTGATGATACCCAACGCAACGAGCTGACCAAGATGTATCTGAAGGGCCTGTCCATGTGGAAGGAAGGCAAGACCGTTTTGAATCCGGTCTCGCATGCCAACAACATCATGTCCAACTTGACTATGGCTCACTTCGCAGGCGTGTCCTACTGGGACATCGGCAAGTACGCCGGCGCGATGCGCGACCTGATCAAGAACACACCCATGGTCGAGGAAGCTTTGGACGCTGGCCTGTTCGGCGGTACGTTTAACCGTGCCGAATTGCTGGACCAGATGCCGCCCCAGTTGAAAGCCTTGGCAGGGATGAGCGAGTCTCGCCTGAAGAAAGCAGTCGATACTACTTGGAGTGCCTTTAGCTGGTTTATCCGCAAGCCTGCCGCTGTTGCTTATCAAGCAGAGGATCAGTTCTTCCGTTACCTGATTTACCGCGAGGCAAGAAACCGTGGACTCGATGTCGAAGACGCGATCGATTATTCGCAGAACTACATCTTCACCTACGATGACCTGCCAAAGACAGCACGCGGTCTACGCGATTACGCTTTGCCATTCTTCGCCTACACATACAAGGTTGTGCCGCCTCTGGTCAACACCGCATTGGAGAAGCCTTGGCGGTACGCTGCCCCGGCGGCTGCCTTGTACACCGTCAATGCGCTGATGTATGCCATGGCTGCATCGCTGGGTGGTGGTGGTGACGACGAAGACTGGTGGACCGTGATCCGCCGCTACGTAACGGACCCCGAGTTCCGCGACAGGGCGCGTGCTATGGAGAAAGAGGAGCGCGAGAATCTGCCGCCATGGATGAAGGGTTACAGCGCCACGTTGGCTACGCCAAAGGCAATCCGCCTTGGCATGGATGATGTGACAAACTTGCCCCTCTTCCTTGATGTCAGCCGCATCTTCCCCGGCGGTGACTTGTTGGATGCGCATGCGAACGCTGGCGGCGTTCCATTATTGCAGCCGATCACCCCAAGCAATCCGATCCTCAACACTCTGGGCGTGATGCTCTGGAATAAGGACAGCTTCTTCGGCAAAGATATTGTCGATAAGACAGACACCGATGCCGAAGCAGGACAGAAACGATTGAAGTGGTTGTGGCAACAGTTCAGTCCTGCGGTTGCCGTAGGCAACTATCACTGGGACCGTGCCATGAATGTAATCGCCAACAGCACAGGCCAGCCTATCCTTGGCTATACCGGAATCAGTAAGGACGGACTCCCAGTTCAGCCGGGATTGTCCGCTGCTCAAACTGTTGGTATCAAGATTCGCCCGATTGATTTGGAATTGTCTGCGGAGATCAGCGCATCCGAAAGTAAGCGCCTTGCAAGAGACCTTTCTACGAAGATCAAACAGATAGAAAGACTAGAAGGCAAGGGCGCTATAACTTCCGAGGTTGCGGAAACTGAAATTGAAAAGCTCAAACAGAAAAAAGAATTTCTGAAAGAAGGCTTGACGGTTGAGGGCGAAGAGAAAGAATAGTTATTCTCCGCGTCCGTCATAGGTGACATCGGTGGTGTCACCTAATCTCCACTTCGCTTTGTCTTCGACCTTGTACTTTGTCGTCGCGACTTTGAAGTCGGGGAACTTCATCTCTGCCGGATTCAAAGCTGCGTCAAAAAACTGGCAACGGTTGTTCGGCTGCAATGCGAACTGACCATTGTCCAGTGCAATCAGGTTGTAGCTCTTATGCTCATCCATCGATTCGACAAAAGTAAAGTCGGGTATCCGTGGATCGGGATGGCATCCGTCCAGTGTGAACATGTACACGCCCTCATACATCTGCTTGTTCTTAGCAAAGAACCTTGCACGTAGACCAGAGAGCAACGGCTTCTCGACAACGGTCACGTAGTAAGACAGGGCATCCCATATCTGCAAGTAGTCCAGCGCCAGATCATCACCGGCTAGTGGCTTGTGACAGAACGCGCTGATCGGTAGCTTGTCATACAGGGCACCGTACTCTGGCAGGTAAGTCTCGAATCTGAATGCCTCACCGTGATGGGCCTTGACGGTACACCATATACCCTCGACGTATTCACCGTGGCCACGTTCGTGGTCGTATAGATATTCAGCACGTACCAGTACCTTGACTGGCGGCAGTGGGCAAATGAAATTCATCGGCTTAAAAATAGAATGGCAATAAACGCAGCGAGTGATACGCCGATGCCGGCCATCGCTCCTGCCATGAAAGCGAACCAGTGAAAGTTATCGCTCATAGTTTGTGGCTCCTTATCTGTCTGCACTTCTCTCTGTCTGCTGCGCTAAAGTCAGGGCTGATCTCCGCCACATCGCAAGCCAGCTTCTTTTCTTTCGGCGCTTCGTTGTTTGGCAAGAATGGTATGAGCAGAAGACCTATTGTTACGGCAGCGAATACGACTTTGAGTATGTCGTAAACTAGGTCTACTTCAGTTTCGCCCTGCTCTTGATCTTTATCATGCACTCCCCGCATTTCCATCTCCTTGTCCGTCCGTTTGCACTAGCTATCCATTCACCGCCAGTACGCAGCGGTCGCCTGTGATTGCAGTTCGTACACCACCTCTCACCTGTCGCTGCCTCAACTGCGGCTACTGCTTTCTTTAAGGTACTCATTCTTTCATCCAATAACGTAGCTCGACAATCTGCGCACACTCTCGCAGCTTTGATACGTTGGTTCGCTTCATCACCTCGATGGCGATTGCCACAAAGGTCTCTATCTCTGCACGCTCTTCATCTCCCCAGCCGATGAGTCCTGCGACGCACGACTTGAGACGTTCATCTTTAAGTTTTGCCAGTGCTTCAGCAAGATACTCAAGCTCTTCTCTTGGGATTGACGCTCTTTCTCTAAGCAGGTACCGCATTCTATCGGCTTGTTCAGCAACGAAGTTTGAGTCTGGCCGCACTCTTTGCATCTCATTCCCTCTTCTCCAGCATCTTACGTTTGATACTCTCTGGTATCTTCGGCTTCGGGCACCAGCCCAAGCAATCATCTGTCCATGTACCTACAATCAATACCCCGCCGGGGTTCAACAGCAGAAGGCTAGCAGCCCTTGGCGGTGGGTCGATGTCCGGATCGCGGAACCACAGCGCGTCCGTAGTCGGTTGTAAAAATTCAGTCACTTCAATCCTTTACTTTAATGGTCGAGCCCTCTTTCATTTTTGTCTCGGCGAACTTGTGCGCCTTCACAATAAACTTATATCCGGTGTCGTACTTAACATGCACCAGAGAGTCCTGCTCTTCCCAGCATCCGTCAATCTTCTGGCTGCCGGCAATCACGTACAAATAATATTTTCCATTGCACCAGTCTGTTTGCTTGTTGGTCAGAATGATTTCAACGAGTCCGTCATCATATACCCACCACCTATTCTGAGGCGACGTTTCTTTTGGGATGACGCCTGCATAAGCTGGCACGGCTAACAGGAATGCAAACAGGAATCTAATCATCTCGATGCTCTTTCATCCACTCGATTACGTCCTCCTCCAGCCAGAGCAGTTTGCTGGTGCCGGGGATGATGATCCTCGGCGGCAGTGTCTCTGGCCGACGGCTTGCATCTGAACGGATTGTTTCAACCGCTCGACGCAACAGCACGGCCATCTCTTCTACGCCCAAGGTTTTAATCGTCATTTGTTTTCTTCCAGCTCTATTAGTTTGTCGAGATAGTGTCTTGCTTTTTTCAAGTCATCGACGCCGGCCTTGTCGCGCCAGCGTGTTACGTACTTGATGACGTTGCCTTCAAAGAATCCAATGCCGTTGGCGGCAATGAAGTCCCATGGTTGTATGGCACGCAGGTAGTGTGTGCCGCCCACTTGCTGGTCGTTCGCTGACATCAGTCGATCTCCTTCATGTAATACGGTGTCTCGAATCCATCGCCCCGCAAAGGCAGGCCCTTGGCCCATGGGATTGGTCTGCCCATGATCTGTTCTGCCAGATGCACATCATGCGGCCCGTTGGTGTCTTCCTCGCACACAACTTCGTCATGGACTGTGGTCAGCAGACTGAAGCCTGCGTCGTCCAGCGCCAGCATTGATTCGGCCAGCAGGTCTCTGGCAATGGCTTGGGTAATGTTTTCCACCAGCTTGCCGCCGTAAGTAGACAGGCGTGTCCACTGCTTTGTCTTCTGGTCCAGACCTTCATAAGTCAGGGACCCGGCGCGTGCGATCTGGAACTTGCTACCGTCGGACTTCTCCCGGTACAAGTCTTCCGCCTCGATGCGCGGCTTGACGTAGGCAAGGCGGCGACCAGAGGGCAGGCCGATGAACAGGAAGCCAGACTCCCAGACAAACGTCAGCTTGCTGCGGCCACCGGCGATCGGCACATCGATGTTGGTCTTGCGTGCCACCGCATCCTTGGCTGCGTTCTCGCAGTCGTACCAGAACTGCACGACCTCGGGGTTCGCCTCGCGCCATGCAACCTTGATCGGCTCCAGCTCATCCTCTGTCAGGCCCATGTCCAATGCGCCCATGGTTTTCAGCGCACCGGCTCCGCCTTGGTATCCCAGCGCCAGCTCTGCGACCTTGCCTTTGAAACGGTAGGGCGACTTCTTGTCTACGCTACCCTTGGGCAGCTTGAACATCTGCTCTGCCGACGCCTCATAGATTTTGCCGTGTGTATTGAACACATCGATGCGCCACTGGCACCAAGCCAGCCAAGCCACGACACGGGCCTCGATCGCGCTGAAGTCAACGATCACGAACTTGTGTCCCGGTCTGGCCACGAACGCCGTCCTGATCAACTGTGACAGGGTATCGAACACGTTGCCGAATAGCTGCTCGACCAGTTCGTAGTCCCCGACCTTCATCAGGTTGCGTGCAAGGTCGATGTCTTTGAGTTTGTTCTGCGGTAGGTTCTGGACTTGTACAAGTCTGCCGGCCCAGCGCCCGGTCCGGTTCGCACCATAGAACTGGGTCAGGCCGCGCACGGCTGCGTCCGCACAGGCGGACCTCTGCATCGCGTGATACTTCGACACGCTGGTCTTGGCCAACTGCTGGCGAAGCTCCATCACCCTGCGCACGACATCGCTCTCCGTGTTCTTCAGGATCGCCGGCACGGTCTTCTTGGTCAGGTCCTCGACATCGGTACCGTCCTCGACCACCAGCCATGCCAGCAATTGGTTGCGGCTGTTCGGGTTCGACAGCCCGGTCAACTGAATCGCTTCATTGGTCAGCTTCTGTTTGTATATCTGGTCGCACTCAATCGCCGCCTCTACCAGAGTGCGGTCAATCGTCACGCCCTTGTTGTTCATCTTCTGGTCCAGCACCCACAGGCGATGCTCTTTGTCAGGCACCGGGAACTTGGCCAGCCTGTTGGCGATCTCGCGCTCTGCGACCACGTCGCCTGCGCAGTAGTCCTTAAACAGACGCCACTTCTCCCGGTCATGGATCGGCTTGTTGCGAGTCCGGTTCATGTTTGCTTTGGTCGGTTTGCAGGGGATGCAGAAGTATCTGATCAGGGCACTGCCGCTGCGCTTCTTCTGCTGATCCTCTGGCAGGCCAACGACCTTGCCCACGTCAGCGAGATTACCCGGCAGCCCCAGATACAGGGCATGCACGCTAGTGCATCGCCACTGCATCGGGTCCAACGCTCTGCCGAAATGCCTACCCAGACAAGCCAATTCAAACGCCGCGTTGTACGCAGTCTTGATGACATTGGAATCGAAGATTGCCGTCTCGACCTCTGGTGGTATTGATTCGCCTTGCACCAGATCGATAACCTGTACAGGTTCGGCATCGAATGCATAAGCGAATAGCATCACTTCAAAATCATCGCTCTCCACATAGCGATGCATCCCCGCTTTGCGCAGGTCCACACTACTGAATGTCTCAAGGTCTATGCGGAGAGTGGTCATCTTATTCTTCAGCTTCGGCAGCCTCTGCCTGCATGCGCTTGATCTCAGCCTGATACTGGCTCACGATATCTTGGAACAGTGCTTCGACCTGACCGCGTGGTAGCTGGTTCAGTCCTGTCAGCACAAGCTCGACACCCTGCGGTGTCATCTTGATGTTGGTGATAACTTGTTCAGTCATTCTTCTCTCCGTGTTTAAAAGGTGGGGTACTCGCTGCGTCTGGCTGCAATGCGCTCCGCTTTACGCAGTGCCGCACGCCAGCATCCGCTTTCCCCCGGTGAAACTTAGCTCAAGAAGTCTTCGTCTGTATCGCTGAAGTCAGCGTCAGCATTCGAACGACCTGACAGTGCTTCGCCGTCGGCTACCTTCTGCACGTTCTGCAAGCCAGCGCCTACGCCCTTGTTACCCTTCTGGTTGTAAGCGAAGAAGTTCAAAGCGACACGCGCATAGCAACCGCTGTACACGTCGGACTCACCCAACGGGACCAGCTTGCCTTCGATGTCACGCTCTGTACCCACGACGCCCGGCTTCTGTTTGCTGTTCGCATTCACAAACCAGTGGCCCTTGTACTCTGGGCTGTCGCGCTCTGTGTCACCATCACGCAGTGGCAGCTTCAAACCAGCAGGCACCTTACCGCCCCACTGATCAGCGCCGGCAGTCTTCGCTGCTTCGATCGCAGCCTTGACCTTCGCGACTGTTTCCTTATCCGATTTCGGGATCAGGACACACACGCTGTACTTCGGTTCTTGACCCGGCTCTTGCGCACGGGGCTTGAACAGGTTCGCATACGACAGACGAACTTTGCCGGTGATTACTTTGGTTCCTGCATCTTTTACTGTAGACATACGGTCTCTCCTAGTTTACGAAAAATCTGCATTGGCGGATGCCGCAGCAGTGAGTACTGGTCTCTTGTCCCCTTCGGGTACCAGCGTTGGTTTGCCTGCTGGCTTGACGATTAAATCTTCAAGCAAACTGGCGAACTTCTTTTTGCCAAGGACTCTTTCCATGGCGGTAATTCCAAGCAAGCTTTTCTCATAGATCAAAGCTTCTTCAAGACCCGACTCGATCAGTCGCTTTGCTACATCTTCTTCCTTGCTGTAGCGTCGTGTGCTTCTACCTTCAACAAGCTTATAGCCGGGCACGGTCTCGCCCTTCTCTGCTTGCTTCAACGCATAAGCTTTCACGTCGTTCAACCAGTCGATCAACTGATCAGCCTTGGGCAAGACGGCAACGATCTGCTCCATCGTCAGCAGCTCTGGCTCCACTAAAGCGAAGTCCTGATTGGCCAACTCATAAGCCTGCTTCGCACGCTGTGGGCATTGGTATCTCGCACGACAAAAGCACTTCGTGCAATGTTCACCAGCAACCATCTCACCTTCGCCTGCCCATGCAAGCTTGGCCTTCGGCTTGACTTCCTTGTTGCCCCAGTCGAGTAGCTCTTGCAGTGTGATCTCTTCGCTGCCGTAGTTATTCAAACGTGGTTGCAACACGGTCATGCGTACACGCTTGATGTCATACAGGTGATTGAATTCATTGTATGCACCCAGCGCGTACAGACGGAACTGGCTGTTGTTCTCAGCTTCAACTGCAATGCCCTTGCCGTACTTCAGGTCCATGACTTCAATCCACTTGTCAGTGACGATCACCACGTCACCCGTACCAAAACCTTCCGGCACCCATGGGCTGAAGTCCAGTCTCTGCTCGATCAATATCTTCGGGTCTTCGCATTGTGTGTACGCTTCCTTGATGCGTTCGATCACGGCGCGTACTGCATCCATGACGTGGTCACGCAGGGCAGGGCTGTCGTACTGCTCAACGTCAGCCGGGTTCAGGTCTTCAGCCGGACGACCAAGGAAGTGCAGCATCTCTTGCTCGAACACCGCATGAGCAAACGTACCCTCGGCTGCAAACGAAGACGATTCATCCGGAAAAGATTCTTCCATCTTCGCGCTTGGCGTGCATGTCATCCACTTCTCGGAGCCAGATGCTGATAGCTTTGCGTGCAGCTTGACTGGTACGATGTTGGTCATTATTCTAGCCCTCTCGCTTTCATCATTACGTCTGCTATGTGATACGCCAATAGAGCAATCGCAAGCTCAGGAGGCTCATCATCGTCCATTAAATCTAAGTATGGTGGGTCATCGCCGTATTTAGAAACAATTGACTGCATTGCCTTCGCTGCAAAGTAATCGCGCAATTCCATGCCGGTCTGGCCGCTTACTGTTGGGAACGCTTTCATTTGTCTCTCTCCTTCAGCATGGTGTCTGCCATCTTGAACGCCATCTCTGCGATCTTGTCTCGCGGTAGGTTCGCATCAATCGCAAACCGCATCATGGCGTGCATCGCCATTGCCGCATAGAAATCCCGCAGGTCGTTCACGGTAGAAACTCAAAGAATGCTTTCGCATGCCAGAAGGCCATGCCTAGCCAGAGACCCGCCACAACTGACGAGCCAATGAATATCAAGGTAAGGCCCACGATACCAGCCAAAGCTTCAATCAGTCTGCTCATGTCTTGATCTCCTTATCCCTCGGCATGTAAATCTCTGGCGGTGCAGCGGTGACCTGCTGCTTGTACCAGCGCATCGCGTCCTCGACGATGGCCGCGGTGTTCGCACCGAGATAGCTGCCGAAGATCAGGGCCGCAGTCGGTGGTTCGTTGATCGCGTCAGGGTTGTCGAGGTTGGCTTCCATCATCAGCTCATTGGCCTCATCCCATATCTTCAAGGTGACGGTAGTCATAGTGCCTCCGCTGCTGTCATGAGTTCGCTGTACTTCTCCTCTGGTACCTCGGTCAACTTGCTCACACCGAAGTCAGCCATCAGCTTCTTGATAGCATCCTTCTTGCCCTCAGACGACAGCTCTGCGAGACGGGCACGTACCTGCACCAGTGTCACGTTGGCGGCGGGTGCCGGGGCAGGTGCCTCGACTTCAGGGG